ATAATAAACTTATAATATTTGTTATCTATAAAAGTTTTTTGCAGTATATAGCTAACACAGATTATTTTTAATTAAACTTTTAAATATTTTAATTTTAATAATGCGCATTTGTTATTTTTTATCAGATTTTTTAGAGTTTTTAGTATCATATTGATTTTTATTTTCTCTTGCAATTTGCAAATCTTTATTTGCAACATCTCTTGTAGCTGCAATTTTTTCTCTTTCAATCTTGAGTCTTTCAGATTCCAAGGTTCCTTTCATTGCCATTTCATCACGCTTAAGATTTGTTTGTTCTTGGAATCTAGTAGTTTCTCTAATATCTTTCATTGCATCTTGATAATCTGATACTTGATTTTGATTAATATCTGATGCAGCACCAAAACCTGCAGATCTAATTTCAGCAATAGTAATGTTGTTTTGTCTATCCTTATCATTTTCTTGCATTTCAGATTGTAACTTCATTTGTTCTTCTTGTGCTTTAGCTTGAAGTTGCTGCTCTTGCATTTGACGTTGCTGCTGCATATCTTGAGCTCTTTGTGCTTCTACTCTAGCTTCAGAATCTTTTAATATGTCTGTTACTTCAGATATTGAATCTGCTTTAACAATATTACCAAGTTCATATATTGATGCTCCAGTAGTATTATTAGTCAATGCCATTTGTTTTAGTTGCTCAAGTATAGCCCTGTGATTAGTTTTAGTAGTTGCAAATACATTAAAATCTCTAAGTAATAGATCAGTACCATTTATAGTAAAATTAACCTTTTGAGCCTCTGTAGAGATGTAAGACAATCTAATGCTTGGATTAGTACTATTATAAAATTGTGCAAGGTCTGTTCTCATTTGATGAACTCTAGGCATTAAATGATCTGAGTGTTGCACAAAGTATATTTCTGTTTGAGCATACGATTGTTGCATTGCATTAACAACACCTGTTGCTGTTTGTGCAGATACTGCACCACCCAAACGTTGTGGATTAATACCAATAGAATCAAAACATTGTTGTTTAAAATGATTTGCTAATGATATTCTACCCATCAATCTACTAGTCTGCTCCATGTTTAGAGTTTGATAGTGATTAAAGTTAGTTGCATTTTCAGTATTAGTAATAGATGTATCAAGGGGTAGCATTTGAAAATCTTTCATTGCCACATATGCTTTTGCATAATTGTTTTTACCCCAATCTTCTCCCATAGAGTGACGTGGTAAAGCGTTTTGATCAAACATTATTACAGTTCCCAATTCATCTATAAGAATGTCTGCTATTTGATTATTAACCATGTTATACCCAACTTGGTAAGCTTTCATTAAATCTACTAGAGAAGTGGATCTAGTGTTTCTATCTGAGAATACTCTTCCTTCTACAGGTAACTTACATCCATATAAAGAATTATCCCCTTTGAATTGGAAAGGTAATCTTCCTGGTTTTTCTCTATTAATGCCTAAGTATATAGGATTAACATTATCATCCATAGTTGTTTGCCACATAGCAGGAACATTGGGTCCTACTTTAACTCCACCCCATGTTTCATTAATCCATATCCATTCAATATGTTCACCTTGAAGCAATGTATCTTTAGATTTATTTTTAAATATTGATGTATCATAAACTGGTTTTTCTGTAACCTTAAAAGATTCATCAACTATTTCTTGAGTTACCTCACCATCAAATTCTATTTTAGTTAAATGACCAACCATTCTTTGAGTTTTCCAATAAATGGTAGATGCCCTCATTAAATTGCCATCACCCCATTGTTCTAAATCTTCACTTTGAGAAAGTATTTCAGTAAGTATGTCGCCACCACGTGCTGGATCAGCCATGTAATTACTAGCATATTGTCTATATGCTAATCCTGGGGCATTTGTATTCCACTCATGCGATCTAGTTGCATCATAATATGCACCATCATTTTGATAACCGTTAACTTGATATTGTGCAGAACGTGCCGGATATATTCTTTGTAAAGATGATAGTTGTCTTTCATCCATTAAATAACCATACTTGTCTACTACATCAGATACAGTCATCAAATCAACTTTACCTACATAATTAGAATCGGATATATATCTTTGGTCTGGAGACTTCTGATAAAAGGTTAATACAGGATTCCATAATTCTACATCATAGTCATCTTCCAACATGCGAAAATGCCAAAATTCTCTATCCGCAATAAGCATGTCACGAAATCCTCTTTCTTCAAGTTCTTGCATTTTAAACCTTTCTTCATCAACATTAAGTTGGTGAGTGGCCCATTCTTCAACACTGCTTCTATATGATTTACTAAAATAGTCTTCTATTTCAGGAAGAGTTTTTAAATTATCAGGTGATAGTTGTTGTTGTGCTTCTTCAGATGCTGGATCCATTCCAGCTTCAATCATTTTTTCAATTAAACTTCTTTCTGCGTCTGCCAATAATATATTTTCTATTTCACCTTTTTTTTGCTCCAACATTTCATTGTAAGACTTATCATCTACAGCTCTAAATTGTACTTTATTATAACGTTTAGTAAATTCACCACTTAATACATTAATTACATTTGGCACAATTGGATAAAACTTAAGTTCTAATGCAGAATCATTTTCCTTTGTTAAAACATCCATCATTTCTTTATAGTCATTGTCTTCTTCAACTATATAATCTGATTTATCAATAATACCTTTTGCTAACTTATAATTTTTTAAAAGTCTTCTAGCATTTGATCTTAAAAATTCTACACCTTGTAGTTCTAGCCAATCTAAATTCCATGCCGCCCAATCATCAGTTTTTTCTGAAGAAGGTATAAACTGTATTGGTTGTGTTAAACTTGAATACGTAGAGCCTTTTTCAGCTTTAGCACCATTCTTTAACTGCATTGCATTTAATACTCTCATACTGTATTTATTTAGTTATGTCTATTTATAATTTTTAAATCCTGATCTTCTGGGTCTATTACCACCAACCTTTCTAGAACCTCCAATATTTTTGAACGGACTATATCTTAATTTACCATTTTTTTCTGAATTTACCAAAGATTCACCTTCCGTTTCTCTTCTTTTTGTATAGCCTCTATTTGATTGTTGAATTTTTACAAATGCTACTAATGCACCAAATGCAACTAATCTATCCACATTTAAACCAGGATAATACGCTAACATTTCCTTTATTAACATTGGATCAGGAATTCTTTCTACACCTAAAGTTTGATTTGTTACTTCACCATTTACATCACTATCTTCATTTATAACTTCTCTTAAAAATTCAATAGCATATGATATCAAATGACTTTTAAATAATGTACCTGTGTTTTTCCAACCATATTCTTGGTATACTGTTTTATTAGACCCAAGATCTTTTAAGAATGCTATTTGTTGTTTAGGTACTAAATATCTTTGTTTTTTTCTAGCAATCATATGCTGAATAAAAAGAGATATGTTATTTTCAACTAATGTCCATGCATTATACCACTCTATAATTAATTCTAATCTTTCATGTGTTTTATTAATGTCATCAAATCTACCACACCATGCAGCAACCACTTTATCTTTTTCTATAAATTGTTCTACATCTCCAGATGCAGTAGTTCTGGTTACTTCTGTAGCATTTTTATAAACAAATATGCTGCACAATGAATCTGATGTTGTAGTTTTTCCTTCTGAAACAGGATCAATAGATGCATAGTATGCGCCAAAGTCAGGTTTTTTAGATGCAGGTCTTTCCCAAACTACTATTGTTCCAGTTTTATCAACTTGTTTTTTATCTACTGGAAATTTAGTAATTGGTAGTTTATTAGTTCTTTTAGCAAATACACCTGTCTCATCTCTATCTAATTCTAATAACTCGTATGGATATTCTTTTTCTTCAATTCTTTTTTGTTGTCTTGAAAGTATAGCTTGTGGAAATATAGATTCTTTTCTGTAAGCAAATGCTTCAGATATATTCATTGGTTTTTGAGATATTCTTAATTGAAATGCCTCTCCATTTAATTCATTTTTCCAACGCGATCTTTCTTCTATAATAGCTATTACAGCTTCTTTAACTTTTGAATTGCCATACTCATCTATAAAAGGAGGCATAGACCATTGTTCTGGTATAAATAAACCAGCCATGCCTATACCACCATCTTTATCCATTAAGTTTGTTTCTACAGAGTATATATCATTTGCTTTAGGATTTAAGATCATTTCTTTTAAAGGATTGCATTGTTGCAAATCTCCTACAGATCCTGCTGCTATAAACATACCTGTTGTCATCATACCTGAAGACATTGCAGGACGCAAGTACTCATATGTTTCACCCATTTTAGGAGCAATTCCAGCTTCTTCATGAAAGAAATATGTACATGGTCCCCCTACTCCAGTTGTTGCATTTTTTTCAAACGAACCACCTTGTATTTTTGATTTTAACCCTCTTGCTGTTTTTCTGTTTCCTATTTTAACTTCAATTTGTTGTTGCCAAAGCAATACTTTTTCTGGGTTACTTGGTCTATACCAAGCAGTATGCTCATTAAGAAAAGTTTTATATTCATCTAAAAATTTCCATGATCCTTTATCATTAATAAAATCTTTTAATGAAGCTCCAATTTTACATATGCTTCCTTCTTCAAACCAATAAGTATTAATGATTTTAGCCATATGAAAATATGAAGATGCAATCTGACGTTTTTTAAGTATTGCTGAATGTTGGTTATTTAATTCAGCTAATAACTCATATAAAGCCATATGATATTGAGCATCCCTTACTTTAGCAAAACCGTAATGTTTTTCTTCTTTATCAAAAATTGGTAAGAAATTCAACCACATATAATAATCTCTGGTTAAGAAAAAACTTTTATCACCGTCATTATATATTACTCCTTGTCTACATTTATTTTTTTGATCTTCCCAATACTTTGTAAAATCTTTAGATCTAAAAGGTGTATTACAATAAAAACCATTTTTATTAAATGCTTGTGCTTCTGAATTAAATTTATAAGAAATTTCTGTAAATCCATAAAGCCCCGGCTCACTAAATATACTAAGAATGTATTCTATAAAATTTGATTCTTCTTTAAATTCAGTTGTAGACCATTTTCCATTACTATATGTGGGTACACTTTTATACATCAGCCACCTCAACTAAAATAGCAAACACATCACCTTCTTGAATAAGTAAATGCTCTTCTTTTTCATGTTGCATTGCAGTTGGCAAACAATGTTCTGTATATTGAACCATGTCTCCAATTTTAATTTCTTCTACAGACTTACCTATCCCAATAACAACACCCTTGCATTCAGTTTTTTGAGCAATTTCTGGTAAAAATAATCCGGATTTAGTTTTAGTTGCTGTTTTTTTTTGCTTGATCAATAGTTTCTTTCCTACTGGTATTACTTGTTGTCTCATTTTTTTTGGTTTTTATATTATTATTAAATGGTTGTTCATCCCAATAACAGAATACCCAACTTTCTTTTTTATTACTCATTATAATTGATCATATGCTAAACCTGCTCCACCACGTACAGAACTTTCTTGCTCATCTTTTAAATCTTTATATGCTCCTTTAAATGATTGACGTATACCATCAAAATCTTTTGCAACAGCTCTAATTTGACTTATGTTTCCATCTCTTCCGTCTGTTATTTGCGTAGTAGCCATGTATGTTGCCATATTGTCTAAAGCTCTTTTAATACCGTCATATGCTCTAGATGTTGGTGTTTCATATAACTTAAAACACATATCTAATGCGTATCTTATTTTAGGATCTTCAGTAGACTCTTCTAATTTACATTCTTCAATAATTATGTCTTCTTTATCATTTTCCGGCAAATTAAAAAATGGATTTAATTCAGGATCTGGGCATGTCATATAAAATAAATAAGAAAATATTGACATATATGCTTTAGGGTATGTATCTATTATATTTTTTAAAAATTCTAGTGTATAACAATGTTCTGTAACTACAACTTTTTCATTTTGAATATCAAATAATCTTACTATCATGTAGTGTGTTTTATGTATTTGCTGTTATGTACCCAACAATTGTTGCATAACTATCAGTTACTACTATAGGCGACATTTGTGTTGTTGATAAATATACATGTACAACATTTTTTAAATATCTTTTTCCTACACTATCCCAAAATTTAGATACACCAATTAAATACGCTTGATCTAAAGAAATGGGAGTTTCCGAACCTTCAATCCAATATTGACCTATTGGACCAGTATAACTTGTTTCTTGAGCTACTTGTACTTGCGTTAATTCTACTATTGTTGCCATAATTATTTATTATTTTTTAGCCACATCATTAATGATGATACTTCATCTTTTAAATATGGTAGTTCATATATTTTTACTTCTTCTAAAACAGGTTCACCATTCTCTACTTTTGTAATTGGATAACCATTACCATCTTCCCCTACTTTAACAAACTTAACATGTTGTATAGTTAGTTTACCAATCTTTAATTTAGGGTTGTGCTTCTTAATAATATACGCATAAATACTGAGCTGTAAATTATAATGTTTAAGGTTACAATCATCCAAGTGATTAACAGGATTGTATAATTTATTTGTAATACCTTCCCAATTAGTATAACCTTTTTCTTTTATTTCTTTGTTTGTTTTGTAATCATGTATATTAATATAACCGTCTACTACTTCAACTAAATCTGCTTGGCCACACAAAGCCATAGATTTTAAATATACCATGTGTTCTGGATAAACGCCTTCTTTTAGTTTTTGTTCTGGTGCATATTTTATACCATCCTCATCTACATTAGGTTTAATAATTGGCACTACAAATCCATTACGTTCAATAGTTTTAAAGTCAAGCATGTCAGCTTCTCTTTGATTATGATACCAATTACCCAGTTTAATTGCTCGGCTTGTTTCATTATCCCAAGCAGTAAGGATTTCTTTTGGTGTCATACCATACCACTTAGACTTTTTATTTTTAGATGATTTTTTAGCTTGACCGTCTCTATCAAACTTAGGTTTAAACATTGCTATAAATGATGTAACACTAGTCCAGTTTATTTTGTCTTGATCATTGCTCTCATAAATATGACCCTCTTCTTTGAATATTATTGCCATGTAATTAAGTTAATGTAATATACCACAATCCATTTTGTTGATTATTTATAATGCTTGTGGTTATCCCGTTAAATATATAATTAATTTGAATTATCATTTGATTTTATTTGTTGATTGATTTGATTTTCTGTTGTATCAGAAAAAACAACAGAAGGCCAATGTCCTTTAGGGCATGATGAAGATAGCGATCTTAATTTAAAAGCTAAACTGCATCCACAATCAGAACAACATGGTTGAGTTCCAGGAGCCGCACAATTAGTTCCTTCAGCATCATACAACTTACAATTTACACATGTTTGAAATCTATCTGTAAATATTGCTTCTACATGTTCTTTTTTAAATATATTGTTTTTTATTCCTTCAGCAATTTTATCTGCATTTTTAAATGCATCTAAATATTTTTTCCAAGGTTTGTCCATTTTTAAAGATATGAGTTAAATATTGTTATTTTTGAAGTATTACTTTTTTTTCATCCATTTTTTTTAATTTTAAAATCTTTTTTTCTCAATATATTTTCTTCTATTTGTTTAAGGGCATTGGACATTTGAATTATGTTTTCAATTATATCTTCGCTTTTTGCATATCCTTTGTATGTTGTTTTAGCAATATTACCTAACATACTTTTGTTTTTTTTAATTGCAAATTCTAATTTATTTTTTTTTAATTGAAATGTA